CGGCGGCGGCCCAAACACAGTCGGCGTATGGCCTCGCCTCGGTGGCCAAGGAAATCCGGGAGACGCTCAAGGAGATCGATGAGCTTGCCCCGGCCCAGAATGCGAAGGTAACGGTTTTTGATGAGCTCGCCAACCGCCGGTCCAGCAAAGCCCCGGATCAGGGTGGTCCCGACTGCGCCTAGCCCAGACGGCGACGATGCCCTGTTTCTCGCGGAGGCATTGGGGACGACGGCGGACCCCTGGCAGGCCGATGTGATCCGTGCCTGGCTCGCCACCACCAAGGCCGGTTTGGCGGCCCCGCAGTGCGGCCTGTCCGTGCCACGCCAGAACGGCAAAACGGTCTGCCTGGAGATTGTGGAGTTTTACAAACTCACGGTGCAGGGCCGTAAGATTCTCCACACCTCCCACGAGGTGGAGTCCGCGCAGAGTTCATTCCGCAGGTTGCGGGATCTGTTCGAGCATCCCGATGTCGCCATGTTGGTGGATTGGCGCCGGGGCGGGATCCGCCGCTCCAACGGCCAGGAATCAATCACGTTGAAGAACGGCGGCCTGATCAAGTTCCGCACCCGGACCCGTGGTGGCGCTCGGGGCGCCACATTCGATGACCTGGTGCTCGATGAGGCCCAGGAAATGACCGATGAGCAATTCGACGCACTGTCCTCGACTGTGGCGGCGGCGCCATCGGGTGATTCACAGATCATCATGACCGGCACTCCGCCCGGGCCGCGTGCCGATGGGGCGCCGTTCCGGAAACTGCGCGATGCCGCCAGGAATGGTGGCGCTGGAATCGCTTGGCATGAATGGTCCCCGGCGAACGTGCCCGAACCCGGAGATAACCAGGGCCTGTTGGATATCGCCCGCGCCTGTAACCCGACGTTCGGGCAGCGGATCCCGATCAAATCGTTCACGGACGCCCTGGTCACCATGGCGTATCAAGGGTTCCTCCGGGAGCGCTGCGGCCATTGGGATGTGGCGCTCGGGATTACGCCGTGGCGGATCATTCCCGAGTCCGATTGGGAAGCCGCAGCCGTCACCGCTGGCCCTGCCGATGGGCTTGTCGCGTTTGGCGTGAAGTTCTCAGTTGATGGCCACCGTGTTGGCCTGGCCGGGGCGGTCAAGCATGCTGGCGGTGTCCATGTGGAGGCGCTTGGCGTTTCGCCGATGCCGCAAGGGGCGCGGCTCCTGGTGCCATGGCTGGTGAACCGCCCCGACACTCCGGTGTGGATTGATGGGCGGTCGGGCGCGGATGACTTCGCGGCCCAACTCGCGGCACACGGCATACCCGCGCGGTTCCGCAAGGTGCTCGACACCAAGCAGGCCATCGCCGCCCACCAAGGCCTACTGCGCGCGCTCGACGCGGGCGAACTCACCCACGCCGACCAGCCGGGATTGAACGCGGCGGTCAAGGCGATGGTGCGTCGCAAGATTGGCCCCTCCGGGGGATTCGGTTGGGAATCCGCTGACGAGCGGATTGACATTACGCCGCTCGATGCGGTGACACTCGCCCACTATGGGGCCGAGCAAATACGAGAACCTAAAGAATGGAAAGGGGCGTTCGTCTAATGGAAATGTCACAGTACGATAAGGCCCTTTTCAACGAGTGCGTGAGCCTTTTGGAAAGGAAAAGCCCGCATAACCAAAAGGCGCTTGAATATTATGAGGGCGACCATTGGGCGCGGGATTTAGGCATTTCCACCCCGGAGAAAATGAAATCCATTCAGGCAGTTATCGGCTGGCCCGGTACCGGCGTGGATTCAATCGAGGAACGGTTATGCTTCGACGGCTGGCTCAGCAGGTCAGAGTTCCTGAACAGCGTCTACTCCGAGAACTGTTTGGCTACCGAATCATCGCTCGTCCACCTGGACGCCCTCATTTTCGGTGTGGGCTTCGCCGTTGTTTCGCCAGGCGCAACCAATGAACCGCATCCGCTGATTACCGCGTTGCCGACACGGAACACCACGGGAGTTTGGAACCCGCGCACTCGGAAGCTTGCGGCAGCTTTGACGGTGACGGCAAAGGGTGACCTCACGGAGCCGAACGAGTGGACGTTCTGGACCCCAACACATACTTTCCGCCGCCAACGGGTTAGCGGGAACATCGTGGAGAGCGAGACGCCGCACACGTTGGGCCAGGTTCCCGTCGTTGCATTCCCGAACCGACCCACGCCGAGCCGCACCAGTATTGGCCGTAGCGAGATAACCAAGGCAGTTAGGTACTACACCGATGCCGCTGCACGCACTCTCCTCGGCATGGAAGTAAATAGGGAGTTTTACAATGCTCCCCAGCGCGTTGGCTTGAACATGCCGGATAACGCATTTGAGGGAGCGAACGGCACGCAACCGTGGACTTCGGTAATGGGCCGCGTGTGGGTTTTACCGCCAAACCCGAATGAGGGTGCTACCAAGCCTGAGATGATTCAGTTTGCACCAAACTCTCCGGCTCCATATGTGGACCAAATCAAGGAATATCAGTCACTTGTTGCAGCCGAGTTCGGGCTACCGGAATCCTATTTGGGGTTGCACACCGATAACCCCGCGTCGGCTGACGCCATCCGTGCGTTGGAGTCCAGGCTGGTAAAGCGGGTTCAACGCCGCCAAACAGTATTCGGTCGCAGCTGGATAGAGGTTGCGGCAATCGCGGAGGTAATTGCCGGCCGCACCCCGGACCCGCTCGTGTCCGTGGAGTGGGGAGACCCGGCCACGCCGACCAAGGCCGCTACCGCTGACGCCGTAAGCAAGCTCGTTGGCTCGGGCATTCTGGAACCGACTTCGGACGTGACTCTTTCCATGCTCGGCCTTAATGCCGCCCAACGCCAGCAGGTACGCGCTGACCATGCGCGGGCCGACGATGCCAACCTGGCTTCCGCACTGGCCGGGATGCCCGCGCTACCGGCGTGGCCCCCAGGTTCCGATGATGATTAGCCCGGAACAGTTTGGGTTTGCGGAGCGGCAGGTCTCGATTGCGGCGCAGTTGACGTTTGCATGGTGGCTGCATCTACACCCCGGCGCCACGAAAGCGGACGTTATCAAGATGGCTGGCGCCGTCGTCTCCCGGTTCGGGCCGGTAGCCGCACGGTTTGCTTGCGCCTACTACATGGCCGAACGTGACGATGACGGCTGGCGGATTCTCCCCGCTGGCGGTTGGCTACCGGCAACCTTGGCGAACGTGTTGGAGCGAGAGTACGACGACGCCGCACCAAACCGGGGTTTGCGGGGCGTCATTGACCGGGCCGTGAAAACGTATGGACGGCGCACGATGGCGCGGGGTAGGGGTAGCTATGAGAGTGGTGCCTGACCCGCAACGGCCAAGGTGGGTTCGTAAACCGATGGCTGACCCGTGCGCTTGGTGCCTGGTGAAAGCCGCCGATGCAGTGTTCGGGTCCGAAGCCGCCGCTTCGGTATCGCACGCGGATTGCCAATGCCAAATCATCCTGCTCCATGCTGGGGAATCGGACCCGCCGTGGCTTCTACTGTTGCTTGGTATCGTGGCCCGTTCTCGCGCGTTGGCCGGGGAGGACGCCACCGATAGCGAAATCTGCTACTGGCTCCGCCGTATCGAACCCGACCTAATGAAAGACGGTGTGCAACTCAAGCCACGCAACCCGCCGGGGAGTGGGTCGGTAACCGTACCAGAAGAATTAAAACCTAAACCATACCAGCATGAAATAGATGCCGCTCATCGATTAGCGGAAAAAGGCTTCACTGTGACTTTCATTGAGGCATCCAATAAGAAAAAAGTGAGAAGTCCAGATATCTTACTTGATGGCGTAAAATGGGAAATTAAATCACCAACCGGCACCGGTGAGCGAACAATCGACAATAAGATGCACGACGCCGAGGGCCAGAGTTCTCGGTTAATTCTAGACCTAACGAATTACCCGCGTTCCGATGAATACGCCTTAGCGGAAGTAAAAAGACGATTATATTCAAGGGTGAAATTGAGCAAGGTGCTTATAATCCTATCAAATGGAAATCTCGCACTCATAACTCGATAAGATAAATCGGCGCAACCCCCCGGCCCTAACGTGCCGGGTTGCCGCACCGATGAACAGAGTGTACCACGATTCCCACCCTGCTTCCAGTTACGGATGCGGGGTTTTGTTTTACCCATTCCTGGTGGCGTGATGCTGCTGGGCCTACCTCCGAGAGGGAGAACAATGTCAGATACCCAAGTTCAGGATACCGCGACGGCTCCTGACGAGGCCACCACCCCCGCACCAGTATCGGACGCCAAGGAGCCGGATAGCCCGCTTGTGCGTACCGTTGCGGCGTTGCGGGCCGAGAAAAAGGATTTGGCGGCTAAAGCCAGCCAGGCCGAGGTTGAGCGCGATGCCGCCACGGCCCACGCCAAATCACTCATTGACGCGAACACAGCCCTTACCGCTGAGTTGGCACGAACCAAGCTCGCTCTGAAATACGGGCTTACCGAGGGTGACGCCGCCCTTTTGGCACCAGATGCGCCAGCGGATGCGTTGGCCAACCGGCTCGCGGCGGCAAGCGCCGCCAACTGCGGGCTGCCGGTAATGCCTGAACTCGGGCGAGTGGTCACCGTTGACGCGGACCCCGCAAACGAGTTCCGCCGCATTGTCGAGCAACAGTTACGACGAAACTAACCAAAAGAAACAGGTGATTCATAATGTCCACTAACATTACCTGCGCTCCGACCGATATTCATTCAGGGTCTGGTGCGCTGGAACTCCCTTTGGAGTTGACTAATAACATTTGGCGTGATGCTATTCAGCGTTCCGCCATCATGCGTGCCGCGCGCCGAATCGAGTTGGCACATGGAAATGGTGTTACTTGGCCCGTGGTGACCGGGAAGCCGGAAGCTGCCTGGGTTGGGGAGACCTGCGCTAAGCCAGTGTCGAACGTGGGGCTTGGTATGCGTACCATGCGGCTCTACGAGGTCGCGGTTATCTTGCCTTTCTCTGAGAAGTTTGTCCGAGATTGGCATGGACTGTACCGGGAGGTAAGTCGCTTACTACCCGAGGCATTGGCCGCTAAGTTCGATGCCACCGTAATGGGCGGTAATCCAGTTCCTGGTTCCGACTTCGACACTCTCGGCGCCTCGCCCATTGTCAATCTCACCGGCAAAACCGGCGTTGAGGGGATTCTCGAGGTCGAGGCCCAAATCGCCCAAGCGGGAGGCCATATCTCCGCTTGGCTTGCCGAACCGGCTCTCCGCTCGATTCTGCTTGGCGCTGCTGTCACCAACGGCTGGGCCAATCCGTTCGACGGCGTGAACGGCGTCGGCCACGTTTTGGGCGCGCCCGTGTATCCGTTGGCCCCTGATTCGATGCCGGAGCCATTTATCGGCGCGGCTGGTGACTTCGCCAATGGCGCGGTGTATGGCACGGTAGGCGGGATTCACATCTCGGTCAGCGACCAGGCTTCACTTACCACCTTGGACGGCACGCCAATCAACTTGTGGCAGCAGGACATGATTGCCATCAAGGCTTGGGCTGAGTTCGGGTTCCTGGTCCGCGACCCCAACTTGTTCGTTCGGATTGAGGGCAGCCCGACCGGGTTTGTTCCGCAGACCGGGCCGATTGAGATTGCTTCCGCCCATATCGGCAAGGCCACCATCGATGATGAGACGGTGCATGCCGCCGACATCGACGATGAGACGGTGCAACGGGAAACCGTTGGCAACGCCGTCATCGGTAACGCCAACATTGGCAACCTGACCCAAGAGCCGGAAGCCGCCAAGGCCGAGAGTGGGCCGTTCGCCGCCAAGGCGCGCGGTTCCCGCAAGTAGAAAGTGAGGTGGTGGGGATGGCCATCGCGTTGCTGACCCCAGCCGATTTGGCCCCATTCGCGCCCGACCTTGATCAAAATCAAGCGGAGGCAATGATCGGTGACGCCACGGCGATGGCCTACCTACTCGCCCCCTGCCTACCAAACCTCGACCCAGGAGATCATCGTATCGCCGCGGCGAAAGCGATAGTGCGGGCCGCGATCCTGCGGTGGCATGATGCCGGGAACGGCGTGCAAACCACCGACCAGCAGACCGGCGGCCCGTTCACCAACACCGTCACCACCCAGGCGCGCACGTCAATGTTCTGGAAATCGGACGAGACGAAACTGCGGGCCCTGTGTGGTGGCGGTAAGGCGTTCGCGCTCGACACCATCCCCGACGACGGCGGGCGCGAACCCGACTGGTGGGGCATGTCCGCCCGGGAAACCCTGCCGGTGACGGTGTTGGAAGAACCGTGTGTGGGGTGTGGGTTGTGAGCCGAGCGGACTATTGGACTGCCGCGCGGCGCCGCACCGCCGCCGAACGGGGCCACGCCCTACCAGACGGTTCCTGGCCAATCGCCACCGTCGCCGATCTGCGCAACGCCATCCAAGCGTTCGGACGCGCCCAAAGCCCAGCCCGCGTGGCGCGGCACATCGTCGCCCGTGCGCGGGCGCTCGGCCATGTCGGCCTGGTGCCCGACCACATTAGGAGGCTGACGTGAGATTCCCGCATGGGGTGACGATCATCCGCGTCCAACCCGGCGAGAAACCCGACCACCACGGCCACACCCGCCCAGACTGGACGCATCCGATCCGCACCGAGATTCCCGGTTGCGCGATCTACCCGTCCGCCGGTGGAGGCCAACCCGAATCGGGTGAGGTGGGCCGCACCATCGTCACCCAACAGTTCACGGTCCTCATGCCGCCCGGCACGGTCCTGAACGCCGAAGACCGCGTCGAATGGGCGGGCGAGACGTTCAACGTCATTGGCCACTCATTCAACTGGGTGTCGCCGTTCACCGGCTGGAATCCTGGCGCGCAAGCCACCATTCAACGCAGGGAGGGATGATGGGCGAAACGATTGGTCGGATCAAACTTGACTCCGCCGGGATGCAAGCCATCCTGGACGGCCAGGTGGGTGGCGTTGACGCCGCACTCCAAGCCGATGCCTCCGCGATCGCGTCCGCCGCGAGGCGTCTCGCGCCGGTCGATTCTGGCGCCTATCAGGCCAGTATTCGGGTGGAGCGGGGACGCATCCACTTGTCGGGCCGTGACCGTCTCGCCTACCAGGTGATCGCGGACGAGCCGCACGCGATTCATGTGGAACGGCAGGCCAGCACCCTTGCGAAAGCGTTGGGGAGCACGTCTGGCCGTCTGGGCCGGGGCTCGGCTAGGAGGCAGTGATGAGGGCATGGCAGCCAGTTACGGTCACCTACCCGACAGCCGAAATCGCGATTGTCGCCGCCACGAAATCCCTCGGCCTGCCGGTGGATTTCGTGGGCGATGAGAAACCCCGCAACGCGGGCACGGCGATTATTTGGAACCGGATCGGGGGCCGCGACCCGACGGCCCTGATGCAGTGCCGAGTGTTCGCACCCCACGGCCACGAAGCCATCGAAATTGCGCGGCAACTGGCCGCCCAACTACCCCGGACCGTCCGGGGCCGATTCGGGATCCACCGGATTGAGCAGATATCGGGCATCACCGACCTCGGCAACCATCCGGAGCCGATGCGGCAACTCATTTACGAAATAGGTTTAACCCCCGAAAGGAACCCCTCATGACCGCACTGAACCCCAATGCCGTATTCACCGGCGTCTATGATGGCGCCGCATATGTTGGCGACATCAACCTCGCCCCACCCGTTTCCGGCCTTTCCGACGACCTCGGAGCGTTCGGCTACACCAACCTCGGCTACCTGTCGAATGAGAACCCGCCAGAACTGACCCTGCCCGGTGAGGCGGAATCGACGGCGGTGCGTGCTTGGCAGGGCGCCCGCGTGATCCGCGTGATCCGCACCCCGAATGAGGAACAACCCACTTGGGACATCACGCTAATCCAGCAGGACGCCGCCGTGTTGCGCCTCGCGTTCGGCACCGACGTGACCGAGCTTGGCCCCGGCGAGGTTCGGTACGTGATCAACGGCAATGTGGAGCGCGAACATTTCCGGTTCGTCATGGACGTGATCGCCGGGACTGGCGTGGCCCGCTACTATGCCCCCAACGCGGTAGTGGTCACCGTCGGCGCCCTCGTTTTCGACAACAGTGGCGAACCGCTCGGCTACCCGGTCACCATCAGTTGCGACTATTCGCCTGAGATTGGCGGGCAGATCGCGGTGTGGCAACGCACCCTAACCGCCGCAGACCTCACCGCCATCAACCCCATCGGCCCCGGTGATCTCGCTGACCTGCCGAGCAGCCCCCTGACTCAGGCCGACCTGCCCGGCATCAACCTGGCGCAGGACGCGGTCCCGGACGCCGACGGCGTGTTCACCCCCGATGCAGCGGTCCGCGATTACGCCACCGCCGAAGCGATTGACGATGCCGCCATTGAGGAGGCAGCGCAAGAACTGGTTGACGCCGCCAAACGCGGCAACCGCCGCCGCTAAAGGCTCCC